GGAGCCTGTTGGATTCTTGAGGATACTATGGGACTACCACCCACCAGCCATCCTAGGAGGTGATCCCCGCTTCTCTGAGGGACTTAAAGATTTCGTTAATACATTCGCTACCTTAATCTTTAAGTCTCTTAGGGAGTCTTAGGTGTCGTCTCATTTTGGCACAAAAATCTGAGGTGGTATATCGATATAGGAGATGGCGCTTTACCCCCGTGCGGTAATGCGAATGATTCTCATTCACTGTCACGCAAATGCGAATGATTCTCATTTACATCTTTTAGGACACACTACGGGACACAGATGCGAATGATTCTTGTTACTGTATAGGCGGACATCAGATTGATAATCAGGTGATAAGTTAATGCGAATGATTATCATTTAGTGTTGGTACTGTATGTTTGTCCAGTACTGTATGTATGTCCATGTCTTTGTGTCTTTATCTATTTTTTTGATAATTGCCAACTATTTACACTTGAAACACTTGCACTCCTTCAATAGCTATGGTTTAATTATCACAAGTCGGGGCAATCAGGCAGCGACATAAAAGGTGAATATATTATGATCAAGCATTTATTTCAAGATAAGACAGTAACAGCAAACCAGCTAGCAAAGTTAATAATTATAGACGCTATAGATTGTCGATCATGTGATCCGTTGGACTCTCATTTTGAAGCTAACAAGATGACCGACAAGGAAAAGGCAGATTTTTTTGAAGCATTCAATAAACAGATAGCAAGGGTTGAAAAGTTTATGAATGTAGATAATACCATTTAAAAAGCATTGTTTGTTAGGTAGTTATTTGGGACAATAGCTACTTATAGAAGCAAGGTAACAACTAACTAACTAACACTAAAGGTACTAAAATGAAACTACAATTATCACTAGTCAAACTTATGCAAAGTGACAAGCTAACCACTACCGCAAAACAATGGGCTAGCAGTAACTGGCAGTACCTTAGCCAAACCAATACGCCACTAATTAACGTGAACAGCAGCGCCAAAATTGTAAAAGGTAAAAAGTTAAATATATACACTGGCATTCTATACCTTAAACCAGCCGATAGTGTAGCAACCAAAACCATATGCCCAGCAGCAGGCATGGCGGGATGCAAAGCGGGATGTTTAGAATCGAGCGGTCAACTAGGCATGAAAACGGGCGACAATGCAAAGATCAAGCGCACTATCTGTTATCTGTTAGAACCACAGCGCTTTGAGATTGAATTGCGAAAAGAGATAGACAAACACTATAAAAAGCATGGCGATGCACTCACAATCAGATTGAATGGGACAAGTGACATTGATTTTAATGACCTTATAGCGTCAATGTCATATATACAATTTTATGATTATACTAAAATATATTATCGTGTAAAAAATAATCACCTTAGTAACTATGATCTGACCTATAGTGGCAGTGCTAACAATGACCTAGTAATTAAACATACAGCACGTGCAATCAAAGACGGCAAACGGGTAGTTATTGCAATGAACACGGCAGAAACAAAAGGAGAATGGCAGCGCCCAAAATCAATAGGCGATATACCATTGATCGACATGGATGAAACAGACGTACGCTTTAAAGACGCTGCTAATGCTATAGGTACTCTTAAACGTAAAGGCAGCAACAAGGCAGAACGTAAAGCCGATAGCACTAAAAACGGGTTCTTTTTTAACGAATCAACATTCAACCAACTAGCAGCAATGCTATAATTGCCAACTATTACCACAATTAACACTGTATTTATTTTTTTAACTGTACCATAATTACTTTAACACTAACGCACCACAACAAGAGACTACAACTATGTTAAACTTAATCAGTAAGGCATCACCAAAAACAGCTAGACGTGTAGTAAAGTTAGCAGCAAAGACAGCCGAAAAACTAGGCGCAACGGTTCGACAAGATAGAGACGGCGCATCACGCTATTTTATCCAAACCGATAACGACCATTATATCATTGCGGCGAGAAGTAAAAAGAAACGTGACGTTGAGACAGTTGACGGCTCCACTTATCGAGCACATCATGCTGGCTATATGTCCTTCTATAAAGAATTAGCAACAGGCGAGCGGCATATGTGGGACATCCAACAGAGGGAAGAGGGCTAACAATACTATCACGATGCCAAGGACGGCACCAACCCAACCCAACTAAACAGGTGATAAGATGAACGCACAAGAAACAGTAGATTATTTGTTACAATTACCAAAAGAAACAGAATACTTTTCTAACGATGGTACTATACTAAAAGTAATACCAAAGACGGCAGAGTATCCTAAACTTAGCGCCATGCAAAAGTTTGTAGGCGGGCGCATAGAGCGAGTGAGTCTAGCTAACGGTGATGATCTTATCATCTACGAAGAAGGCTTGTATGATGACTCACCAGCCAACCAAGTAGCGACAAGGCTCTTCCATGATGACGTAGGCAAGGAGGTAGTGCAAGAGAACCAACTACCGCCACTATTCGGTAACATTATATACCTGCAAGGAGGTTTAAAATGAGCAAGCAAAAAGAAATAGAGACGATTATGGAAACCATTTTAATCGTAGAAGATAGCGACCTATGGCAGAGAGACGAGCAGCTAGACCTATTGCTTAGACTATACAGGCTTAAAAACTACATTACGACTCAGGAGGCTCTCAATGGATTCCATTAAAAAAGCACTGCTTGAATGGCTAACACAATGCCCATACGACATTAAAGATTGGCGATCTTATGATCACTCAGAGCAAGTAGTTATAACTATATCAACTAAAACAGAGGAGCAGTCTAATGAATTGGAAGGATAAGTTGCATATTATAATTGGGTGTGCTGTAATAGTTGCAGCTACTAACTTACTAACAATACCTGAAGCATACGCAAGTGAGGAAAAGATTGACCAAGAGTATTGTGTGCCATTGTCGGTGCAGATAGCTGAGAAAGAATACATTGAGCGCCTAGAAAAACTTATTGCAGACTTGTATCTGTTCAAAGTTCAGGGTAACATTGACATTGCAGAGGCAGAATATCGTGAGCGATACAGCACAAAACGGTAAAGGTAGCAAGCGTAGACCAACCAACGCAGACAAATACAACGACAACTACGACAGGATATTCTGTCAAAAAGGTAATCAACCAACAATCGAGGAGAAAGAAGAAGTGAGTCATTTAGATTATAGTTCGGACGTGTCATGGGTTCCTGCATGTGGTGGCACAGAGCGACCATTCGAGTGGGGTGGTAAAGAGTATCTATACATGTACAATACAAGCACAGGCGAGCATTCATACTACAATGCTACCGATGATGTCTTTGAACATAACGTGGAGTTTAACTAATGGGACAAGGTGAAATAGTAATTAGAATACCATTCGATGAGGATGAGTTTGTAGAGGATGGTGACGAGCTAAAACTATCTATACATCAACATCTAGTGGAGCTGATGATGGATGATGAACTAACCTATGAAGTGGAGAGTGTGTGATGTATCTAGTACAATGGAGCGATGCGACAGGCGTGTACAGTCAGAGCTTTACTGAGTACAAAGAGGCTATGGTATGCCTTAGTGAGCTAGAGGCTAACACCATGTCGTGTTCAATGACTACTATAGATGACCCTGAGCCTGACCTTGACGATGGTAGTGGGTGGTACTGGTCAGATAAAGAGAGGGACTACGTTGACAAATAAAATAGTTGTACCTGATGCTGCCATACGAGAGTTCAATGCGAAGTATGGCAAGTATCTACCCAAACCAAAAACTAACGTACCACCAGTCATAGACGAGGACGCTATGTATTTACAGGCGATGGGTTTATCCACAGAAGAAATGGATTCAGGATTCAAGTCAAGTAAATAAAGTGATTCAAATTGAATCAATTATTGTTAGTAATGGTTGACAGTAAAACGCTTTACTAATATCTACGCACCCGTAATAACTTGCCAACGAGGAGAAAGACATGTTAATAAGGTTTTTAAGAAACGAAATAGCTATGGGGAGATGCTTATATGGTTTTATGTTAATCCCTAGAGTTTGTTTTCAAAACAAAGCTGATATGTTTATCAGTTGGTTAGGGGGATGTGTTGTCTGGTCGAGACTTAATAGAACACCTAAGAATAATAAACGAATTTAGAAAGTTTGACCCGTGGGTGGGTATACAAACGGTCTATTGTTTTTTACTTATAGCGCAAAACGTATTTGTTATGGGTAAGGACATGAGAGTAATGGACATTGGCGTTCTGATGGATACATCTAGTGCCAGTGCAAGTAGAAACATGAGGTGGCTTGTAGATCACGAGCTTGTCTCACTGTACGAGAACCCTGATAGACGTATTGAGAAGTTTATCGAGGTGACTAAGAAAGGTCGAGCGTTAGCGAGGAGGATAAGATTATGAATATATTAGTAGAAGCGGCTCTGTTTACCTTTGCCTGTTTTTTAGTAGGCATGGGTGCAGAAGTAATACTGGAGGCGTTATGAGTATACAACCTAGAGGTAAGTCATACCAAGCGTATGTATCAGTTGATGGACACAAGGCTAGAAAATCTTTTACTCATTTAGCTGATGCAGAGTTATGGGAAGCACAGGCAAGACATGCGCTTAAACGTGGGTTGATGCCTCCAACACATATTAACTCCGACACTGGAGTATCTTCGGCATGGTCGTTAGGTCGATCACTTGACGAAGCATACGAAACATTGTGGGAAGGCACAAAGAGTGAAGATCATGTGCCTAGTACCATGAGATGTTTAACTAAGTGGTTCGGACACAAGACACCAGTAAGCAAGGTGGACACACAGCTCATCAAAGGCTACGTCCAGATGATGAAGAAACAAGGTAGGTCAGGTGGCACAATCAACAGACATCTCTCTTGCTTACGTCAAGGCTTACTCATGGCAGTTGATAACAACCAGTTGTCAGAGTTACCTAAGATTCACAGACAGAAAGAAGCTAATCATTCTGTTAAGTGGTATCGCCCTGAACAGGAGAAGTTATTATTAGATACTCTCTTAGACATGGGTGAGAACTACATACATGATGCAGCAGTTGTTAGTCTAGATACAGGTATGCGAGCAAGTGAGTTATTAAAGTTTGATCCAACACCGATACCTATTGGTAACAAGTGGGGACTGATGATACCAGATCGCAAGAATGGTGATGACTTACTACTACCAGTAACAGAACGTGTGTTGGAATGTGTTGAACGTACTACGTTTGACAAGCACCCAAGACAGTTCAGGAAGCGGTGGCAGAAACTACGCAACCGTACAAACATGCAAGAAGCAATATGGAAAACTTTTCGCAGCACTTGCTGTAGTAAGTTAGTCATGGGCGGCATGGATATATTTAAAGTTAAAGAATGGATGGGACACCGCAACATCCAAACAACAATGAAGTACGCTTACCTAGCACCTGAAGGTTTGCTAGATGGCATCAACATACTAGAGGGTAAATAGATGTGTCCTATTTGTGTCCTAATGTGTCCTAAAGAGGGGACACAGTGAATCAAAACGATAGCATGTGTGGGATTTTTAAAACCAACATCGGTTTCCTAATCCCATACGTACTATCTACGCATCCGATGTTATTGGTTGCAGATATAAAGCACATAAAGAAAATCCGAGTGTCCTCCTTACTCCACAAGCGTAGGGAGTTATGATTAAGGACACATATACTCACATAAACGTACCGCATAGAGGTATCGACATGGCTACTATTGAAGAGCAAGTAGAGCTAGAATATCAAATGGTTCAATCAGGCATCGACAGGTTTAACAAACAACTAGATGATCTGTTAGAAAAAGATTTAGGATCTAAAACTAAACATGGGCGAACAATTATTAAAGGTATCGTTCAACCAATAGAGGACTCCATCAAAGCATTGATGAAGGACAACACACAGAACAGAAACATAACCAAAAGACTTATACAGAAGATGAAGCCTGACCAAGTAGCTTACTTAGCCTTGATCAGTTTGATCGACAACATAGCAACCAAGACCACACTACTAACAGTGGCTCGCAACATAGGAGTACAGATAGAAACACAGAAGAGATTAGATCATTGGCTTAGTCTGCAAGATGGTGTTGCGGGTAACATGATCAAGGAGGCTAACAAGAAATCTGATAAAGGTTTTGATCACAAGCGTCACGGTCTTAACCACAAGATGAAGTTAGATGACATTGACATACCTAGTTGGTCTAACGAAGAGCGTGTCCATGTAGGCATCAAGATGGTTGATCTAATCATTAGCAGCACAGGTGTGGTTAAGTTAGATAAACGTGTCAACAAGAACAAAACTGTATGGCATATAATTCCTACTGACGAGACAGCAGAGTGGATCAAAGCATTTAATGATACCAACTCAATAGCACTACCAAGGTATAGTCCTTGTATTGTTGAGCCAAAAGACTGGGATGGTTTCTGGGGTGGTGGTTACTACTCTGATCACATAAACAAACTGCCATTTGTGAGGGTACATACATGAGAAAAGCAGCACAGGAATACATCAATCAAATTGAGCAGCTTGATCTTTCGTTAGAGTACCAGTGCGTCAACGCATTACAACGTACACCTTGGCAAGTTAATGGTTTTGTTGTTGATGTCTTACGCACATGTTGGGACAGTGGACAGGAGTGGATAGGTTTGCCTCCAAGAGATAACCTAGACTTACCTAAGTATCCATTCAGTAAAGAACCTAAGTATCTTAACGAAGATGAAATAGTACAGTTCAATGCTTTCAAATCTGCTCGCAAGAAAGCACACACGTTTAACAATAAGAGCATGTCAAGACGGATACAGGTAGAGCGTACCATCCAAATAGCAGAAGAATACAAAAGCATTGGTAAGATGTGGTATGTATGGCAGTTAGATTTTAGAGGACGTAAGTATCCAGTAGAGTCTTTCTTATCACCGCAGAATGCTGACTACTCTAAAGCACTACTAGAGTTTGCAGAGTCAGCTACTATCACGACATCAGAGGATGCACAGTGGCTTGCTATACATGGAGCTAACGTGTTTGGAGTAGACAAGGTAAGCCTAGAAGATCGTGAGATGTGGGCTTACATGAATGCTGACAACGCTATAGCTGTTTACAATGACCCACTAGGTAACAAATGGTGGCAAGAAGCAGACAAGCCTTGGCAAGCACTAGCATGGTGTAAAGAATGGGCAGAGTACAATGCCGCCAGAGCTAACGGGGAGTCGTATGAGACACGTTTACCTTGCGCTAGTGATGGTTCATGTAACGGCTTACAACACCTCTCAGCGATGCTCAGGGACTATGAGGGAGGGCGCTCAGTTAATCTTACGCCAAGTAAGGAGCCTCAAGACATTTACTCTGACGTAGCTAAGAGAACAACAGAACTATTACAACAGGAGGACACAGAACTAGCAGCACAACTACTTAACATTGGTGTAGATCGTAAGATATGTAAGCGACCAGTTATGATTGTACCTTATAGCGGCACAAGGCACTCATGTAGCGCCTACATTGCTGACTCATTGGCTGATAAATGTACAGGAAGTAACCCTTGGGGTGACGATTTCTTTAAACCTGCACGATATTTGTCTGGTTTTGTTTGGCAAGCTATCAATGAGGTCATACAATCAGCACATGAGGTCATGGCTTACATTAAAAATATCGCAAAACTGTACTGTGACCACAATAAACCGTTTGAATGGGTGACTCCAACAGGGTTATTAGTACGTCAGGCGTACATAAACACGAATAAGTTAAGAATTAAGACACATTTAAGCGGATCTATCGTTAAACTGAACTATAATCAGCCGATAGAGAGCGAAATTGACAAGAAAAAGAGCGTATCGGGTAGTAGTCCTAACTTTGTACACTCTTTAGACGCAGCAGCACTGACCTACACCGTAGACAAGTGCCTAAAAGAAGGAGTTGTAGATTTTGCCATGGTTCACGATAGCTATGGGACACACTCACCAAACATGCCCTTATTAAACATGAAGTTACGAGAGGCATTTGTTGAGATGTATAAAGAACATGACGTACTGCTTAATCTCTACACTCACGCAGTTACTTCATTAGGGGATGATGTCGTTGTCCCACCACCACCACAACGAGGTACGTTAGATATAGAGGAGGTCTTGTTAAGTGATTACTTTTTCGCCTAATCTCGAAGGTTCCCCTATAGCCACCACCCCGTTAACATTAACTATATTAGGAAAGAAATAACATGGCTAAAAATATATTAGTATTAGAAGGCACAGCACTTTGGGCTAAAGTATTTGAACCTGATACCAAGTTTAACCCTTTGGGTGACTATAGTATCAACCTTCAAATGCCAGTAGCAGAAGGTGCAGCAATGAGTGAGCAACTAGAAGCAATAGTTCAAGCTGAGTTCAACAAGGCAGTAAAAGCTGACCCTCGTTTAAAGAACACGCTGACCACTCAAGATGTATGTCAACCAGTCTATGACCGAGACACAGGTGATGACACAGGCAACGTAGAGTTTAAGTTCAAGTTGAAAGCTAAAGTACAGAAACGTGATGGTACGTACTACGAGCAACAACCCGCTGTAATAGACTCTAAGAAAGTACCAATGACCAATGACATTCTTATTGGTAACGGTTCACGAGTGAAGGTAGCTTTTGAACCAATCCCTTATGTGATGCAAACCAACAAGAAAGTTGGTGTAGCTTTACGATTGAAAGCAGTTCAAGTGATTGACCTAGTGGAATACGGTAACAGTGCCACTAGCGTCTTTGATGAGGAAGACGGCTTTGTAGCTCCCTCCGCTACGATTGTAGCCGAAACCTCTACAGAGGAGCTTGCTGATGTCGCTGACTTCTAGATCGACCCTAGAAGAACGTGTGCAGCTTAACCTCAATGCCCGTGGAGTAGCTTATGAGTATGAACCTTGTAAGCTACCCTACGTGGTAGAACGTAATTACATTCCTGATCTAAAGATCAACGACATGTACATTGAAGTTAAAGGTTACTTCCGACAAGATGCTCAACGTAAGATGAGAAGCATGAAGGAACAACACCCTGAGCTAGACATACGTTTCCTATTTCAACGAGCTAACAGCACAGTACAGGGTGCAAAGAAACGCAAAGACGGAACTAAGATGACGTGCAGTGAATGGGCAGATCGTCATGGGTTTATCTGGGCAGAGGAGATTATTCCTGATGAGTGGGTTAATTGATTCACCTTGCGTTAGTAAGTGTGAGATAAAAAATAAACATTGTACAGGTTGTGGCAGGAGCTTGGAGCATATTAAAAACTGGCTCAGTTATAGTCACGAACAACGCAAGAAAGTTATTGAGGAATTGAATGGAAGAACAGGAGAGTGAATTTTTAATGCACACTCCATGCGATAAGTGTGGCTCGTCAGATGCAAACAGTTTGTACACTGATGGTCACACCTATTGTTTTGCGTGTGAGTCATATGGGCAATCCCAAGAGGAGGCTAAGGTGGTAGAGATTAAACCTGTAGATTTTTTAACAGGGT